CAATGGATAAAAACAGACCGGCCCGAGCTAGTTGGAAAGATAGTAAAATGTAGGGATGTACAGCACCAAGGAAGAAGTGCGATCGCAGTATTTGAAGATGGATCTAAGATAGATATTAAACTGCTTAATAAAAATCTCTTGATGATCACTGGAGATATGCAACCACTGAGTAAGCAAGAAGCTATGAGTATAGGCGGAGCAAACCGTCCAAGTCAACAGGCTCCCTTAGAAACTCCTCCATCGGGAAGCGGACCGATTAAGATTCCAGATGAATTAAAGGAGTATCAAACCAAAAATGAACCTCCAAAGCAAAATTTAAGTAAGCCTCAATCTGAACCTCAAAAGCCGAGCGAACCTGCTAAAAATCCATTTGAGATGTTTAACTCTGAGGAAACTGAAATTGTTCTTAAAATGAACGTAAAAATTCCAGATAAAAAGCTACTAAAGCTAATGTATTCTAACGCTGAGAATAAAGAGGAGTTCGTAGACCAGCTAGCTGCTTACATTTATTCTCTTATAAATAATAATACAGTAGTAGATTCTTTAGAGTCAATCTTTGTAAGCAAGCCTAAGAGTAGAGCAAAGGTAGTACATAAGAAGTCTGATACTGAAGATATAAAATTAACCGAGGTTGATGACGAATAAGGAATTCAAAAACAGTGAACAGTTTTCAGATGGTAAATATAGAGTTCTGAAAATAAGCGACGGATCCAAGGATTTAAGAAGAATTACTTGCGAAACTGAGGGTATCTGTTTGATACCCTTTGATACGTCTAATGGTAAAATTAGAAATGTATACCTAGCTCGCCAAATGAATTACCTTCAAAATCAAGAAGATCATTCATGTATTTGCATTGAATCTAGAGGAACTTACTCCTCTAACTTCGAGGAGGTTGAATCAATATGTAAAGAGGAGCTGAACATTGATTGTGACGTAAATGATGTTTACTACCTTGGGTCAATTAAGCATAATTACCCATTCACTAAATCCTATAAATGCTATGGTATAAACCTAGACAATCACTCTAAAGATCTATCCGGATTCGCGTTAGATATTCCAAAATCAGAGCAAGATAATAGACTATATGCTCTTGATAAAGTCAGATTCAATAGAGTTCTCAACGGAGAAATAGAAGACTCACTATGTCTTGCCTCGGCCACTCTGCTAATTTCGTACATAAATTCATAAAACTAGGAATATTAATTCCAGTACAATCTTATAAAAATAGATAATATGTCGTCATCAACAAAGGATTTAGTATCAGCGTTCGGTAAATTTAACGAACTATTAGAAAAACAAACCAAGAATAGAGTAACCCTTAGGGGATTTTCAGACATCGATGAATATATTCATACAGGTAACTACCTCTTGAATGCTCAGATGTCAGGATCTCTGCGAGGAGGATATCCAAATGCTAGGAGTCTTGGAATTGGAGGAGACAGTGGAACTGGTAAGACTTTCCTATGTTTGAATGCAGTTAAGAACATGCAAGCAATGGGATACGGAGTTTTCTATGTTGACACTGAGGGTGCCTTAGACAGAAAGGATTTTGAGAATTTCGGAATAGATATGTCGATGATGAACTACAAGAGAATTGGAGTTATATCCGAGGTTAAATTCTTTGTATCTGACATTATTAAGATGAAAGAGGAGAATCCAGGAATGAAAGTTGGAATAATTGTAGACTCTCTAACTCACCTTGAAACTAACAAGGAAATTGAAGATGTCAGAAAGGGAAGCAATGCACAAGACATGGGTCTTAGAGCAAAAGAGCTTAGAGCTCTTTTCAAGTCCTTCACACTAGATCTATCAAATCTTAAGATTCCACTCATCTTTACATCTCACACATATTCAAGTCAAGATCAGTATACTCCAAAGCAGATGTCAGGAGGTGGAGGTCCTCTATATGCAGCATCAGTAGTTATGATGCTCTCTAAAGGACACCTGAAAGATGACAATAAAACCAAGACTGGGGTAATCGTAAGATCGACGACAGATAAAAACAGATTGGCAAAACCTGCCAAAATAGAATTTCACATTAGTTTCCATAAGGGAATGAATCCATACATTGGCCTACAAGATTATCTAAGCTGGGAAAACTGTGGAGTACAGAGAGGTAATAAATTAACTGAAAAAGAGTATTCTAAACTCAAGCCAGCTGAACAGTCTAGTTGCTCAGATTTTGAGGTAGATGGAGAAAAGTTCTGGTTCCTTCCAAAAGACAGAGCACTTAATTACGTAATAAAGCATTCAGGTGCCCTTGTCCCATGGAGAGAAGTATTCACAGACAAGGTGTTTATTCCTGAAGTAATCGATGAGCTTGATAAAAATGTAATTATGCCAATGTTCAAGTACAGCTCTCTTGCTGAAATTGAACAGGATGAATTAGATGACTTCGATCAAATAGAGGATAATGAAGATTAAGAGCGATGTGCCTATTAAGTATGCTCTAGATCTTCACCTCTGTAAGGAACACATATCCTCAGACGGAATCGTATTTGAGATACTTAGATATCTCTTAAATCAACTGAAGACATCTGAAGTTGATTTAAATGCCCTAAAATTTACCTCTAAAACATTGAAATATGTTTTTGGAGATAAGTTAGATGACGACTTCAAGCAGGAAGTAGTAGTCAGCATAAAAAAGTATATAGAAAAAGGAATGATAAAACCTAAGGGTAAGTCAATGTATATTACTAATGACCTACTTGAAACATATTATGAAAAATAGCAAATGGTAGTTGATTTTACTGAAAATATAGATTCTCTTGAGTCAATGGTTTGGAACTTCATTCTAAATGAAGATAATGATCAGAGCGAGCTGAGACCCCAGAACCATGATTCGCTTGCTCGAGAAGAGCTGATGCCAATGATTTTACCTAAGTACTTCAATAATGAAGATAGAATGGAGGTATATAAGCTTGGTTTAAAGTTTTTCAAACAGTATAACAAAGTACCTAATAGAAAGGAGCTAGCCAGCTTCATTAAGCTAAATAATTTCTTCATAGAAGATCAAGAATTCGAAGATCTATATCTATTTAACATAGGAGATTACAATTACGATTATCTATATCAGTATGTTAAGGCCTTTATCCTTCTTAGGAATCTTAATATTACTGTTGTAGATATTATGTCTTTTCTAAAAACCGCTTCTGTAAATCCGGATAATATCAATTCGATTACAGAAAAGATTAGAAACGATATCAATAATAAGTTATCAGTAAGCTTCAGTAATTCGGGCAATGGTCTTAATTTCTTCGACCCTAAATCACACATACAAATACCTAAAATTGGTACCCCAAGTGGATTTGAGTTTTTCAATAAAACCCTTGGAGGAGGGTGGAACCTTAAAACGCTAGTAGTTTTCCAAGGAAGACCTAAAGTAGGTAAGTCAATGGTTCTCGGCAACGTGGCCGCACGCTCGTTTTTAGCTGGAAATAATACTGGTCTGGTTACAGTTGAGCTCGCAGACCGAAGCTATATGAAGAGAATAGGTTCTAACATCTTAAATGTTCCTAAAGATGATTATGAAAAAATAACAGATGAGGAGAACGCTGCCCTAATTCAGAAGAAGATAACTGAGCTAAAGGAATCTGGAAGGAACCTTGGTCACTTAGAAGTCGTTGAATTTCCAACAGGTGGAGCAACTGCAATAGACATAGAAAACTATTTCCTAAGGCTTGAAAATAGACTCAATAAGAAATTCAAAGTAATAGTAGTTGACTATCTGAACCTTCTTAAGCCAATTAAAGATCAAAACGGATTATACGAAAAGGTTAAGATGATATGTGAAGAGCTCAGGGGTGTCGCTATGAGAAATGAGTGGTGTGTAATATCAGCTACTCAAATCAGAAGAGATGATGTAGATAACTTTGATCTAGGTATGGATTCAGTTGCCGAATCTTTTGGACTAGTCCACACTGTAGATTCTTTATATGGACTCATGCGAAGCCCTCTCGAGGGTCGAATGAAAATTAAAGTTATAGCCAACAGAGATAATGGATTCGAAGAAAGCTATAAGTTTTATGCAATGGAAAAGGATTATTTCAGGTTAACTGAGGAAAGAGGAATGAATAGTGAATATTATAGCGATGATGACATTGCAAATAGTCTTCAAGATCAGATCAGGGAGGAATACAATACTGTAACTCCTAGTCCAGATACTGGTGAAAAGCCAAAACCTATGGCCGATGAAGAATATGATGCTCTCTTTAATTCAATATAAAAATAATAAAATGATGGATGGATGACAAGAAAAAAAGGGATGAGATAAACAGAAAGAGGAGAGAGGACAAGATATTCAATAATGGATATCGATCAGCAGAGGCGATGGATAATGTGGATTACGAGTATCGTACCCAAATATCAGTCAATTCTAATTACGCTGATAATTATCTCAAAGATGTTTACGAATACGAGGAAACTCTTGAATACAATATGGGAGTATCTAAAATATTCGAGCTGATTGAAGACGATAGCGAACTAAGCGCTTTGCTATACAAGAAAAAGATAGATTCAAGGATAAAGCTATCTAAAGAAGAGATAAATTGGTGCTTCAATCAAATACTGACTAAGCTTAAATCCCTTAACACTGGAGAGCATTTCTATAGTCCAATATTTATTATAGAGGCTCTTTCTTCGATTCTAAACGTTAATTCTGGGGATCCAATAAAGGATTACCGAAAGCTCTTTGATTCATTAGATGTTGAACACCAGGAAGAGCTTGTCGTAGAACTAGATAAGAAATACAATTTCCTAGGAGGAAAAAGTAGTAAAAAACGAATGCACTAATGAAATGGCTTAAAATTCAAGATTCAGGAGGATATAGAACGTTTAACTTAGATAATGTGTCTCAGATAGAACTATATAGTACTGCTAATATAAGATTTTATCTTAATGGAAGCTCAACTCCGACAATGCTTACATTTGCTTCAGAAGATGATCGAAATGAAATGATGGAAAAATTATATTCCATAACATCTTCTGTAGATGTAAACCGACTATCAACTCAGCAGTAAATTAATCAAAGAAAAATTGCATGAACATTACGGGAATACGAAGGATATATGTACTTGGAGATCTTCATCTAGGAATAAAAAATGCTTCTATTGAATGGTCTGAAATACAGTCCGAATTCCTGCTAAATGATTTCATGAAATCCATTGATGAAGATGGATTTGATCCAAACACTGATATATTAATACAGGTTGGAGACTGGCATCACGTAAGAGAATCTACAAATGTTAGAATTCAAGGAATATCCTTGAATATAGCAAAAAGAATGTGCGATAAGTTTCCAAGAGGAGTCTATGTGATTCTTGGAAATCACGACGTTTATTATAAGGATCAAACAGACGTTCATTCCCTAGTAGGATTTAGTGAAGCCCTAGATAACTTTAACATATATGAAAATCCTAAAAGATTAAACATAAACAATCATAAAGTTTTAATGCTTCCGTGGATAGATT